TCTGCAATGCCGTGCTCCATACCTTTCGATATACCTAAATCTGTGTAGACTATGCTCGCCTCCGCTACTCTTCTCCACGCTAAACCCGCGGTAGCCCTTGCTTCTGTTGGAGGAAGATGTGTTTGAGCTGTGATTCAGTAATTTGGGGGTATCAATCTACTTCCTCCATAACCATTATCTTATACTTCTTACCCTCGTAGGGGCCGCCGACAGAGATGGTTATTTTACCATCTATACACTTGGCCGTGACGACGTACCTCACTCTGGCACTGATTCTATCCCTGCATTCTTGACATATTTTTCGCATGTAGGTCTTCTAGCACATAACAACTCTTGCTGTCAAGAACTTTACATCTTGTTTATTTTAGCCACCCACTCCTTCAGCAGCTCCATACTCTCAAGTCCATCGATCAGAAACCACTGGCCGCCGGCTGCCTCGATCCGGTTCTTGCACTGCACCTGGAGGGCTGTCGCCTTCTTGCCTGGTGCCTTGCACTCGCAACCGAAGAAAAAGCCGCGATACGTTCCGACCCGATCTGGAATACCGGCGACGCTGAACGCGCCAGCAGAGGCTGGATAGTGAAAAGCGTGGATAGAGTCGAGGTATTCTACCAGCATCTTTTTTATCTTGTTCTCTGGGGTGGCCTTCATACCACCCACCTCATCAGCTTCTCTACCTCAGCCTTAAACTCGTCCAGGCTGCCGCCGTTAAACAGTGTCCAGTTGAACATATTGCAGCCATCCAGGCTGGTTTCAGATGGGTGGTCGGGGGTTGAGATAAACGGACCGCCAGGGCGCTCGATTCTGATCAGTACGCCACCAAGATCCTGAATCATCTCCGCCTCATCTGGGAAGCGGATGTCGTCAACAAAGATGAGCCCTTCGGTGGCGAGGATCTTCTCTTTACCTTTGTCGGCCCAATACGACTCTTTTTGTGCTCTGCGGTACTCAGTACCCCAGAGTTGCAGCAACTGTCGGTAGGACATGGAGACGGAGTTACCATCAAACTCAGTGTAAGGGTTGAGGATCTTCCTGAGCCGGTAGTCGGTCTGGAGCCAGTCGCCCACCAGCACCGAGAATATCTCAGCTTTATCATCCTGGGTTCCGTAGAGATGCTGTTGCTCATAAGCCACCAGGCACGAGTCCAGAAACTCGGCAGCCTCTTCTTTAACGGCATCGCCCAGGGCGATCTTGGTGCCGCCGAACACACTGATTGCGTGCTTGGCGAATGTCGTCTTGCCAGTGCCGGCCTTACCTGCGAGTCCGATGATCCTCATATCTTATTACCTCTAACGCCGCAAGCGTTGAGCGCCTTGCCGACCGACGGCGCCTCTTTGATGCTCTCGTAGGTGTCGAAGGAGATCCCGTGATAAGCGTACTCATCACCACTTTTAAATCTCACCAACATCTGCTCGTTGTCTGCGTCGTACGCCATCGCCTCGATGTGCCCTGAGTTTACTGGTTCGTAGGTTGCCATCTACTACCTCCTTAGTCGTAAATATAGAGTGGTGTACGTTTGCAACTCTTCCTCAATCTGACAAGCGCTTCAGACCAACCACACTCTTTCCAAAATACACCATCAACGTCAATTTTATATCTGCCACGTCTACTCCCAGGGTGGAACAATAAAGTGTGAGTTTTGTTGGTGATCAAATTTTCTACTGTAATACGTACACAATCATCAGGTAGTTCTGGTGGGTACGTTTTTGGTGGAAGAGCAGCGTGATAGTTCTCCCATCTGACTTTTGCACCATACCTGCCTCGGCGTGACGCTTTTTCTTTGTATTCTGCGCGTTTAAGCATAACCGCTTCCTTACATGATTGGGTTAATAGCTGGTTATGTTTCTCGTGCAGCATCCATGATGTGTTTTCCGACAATCGGATGCACACAGTTTCGCAATATCTGCGCTGGACAGTGATTTTTCCCGTAGTAGATATTTTCCTCGTAGTGAATATCCAGCCAATCCATTAACGCCTGTTTCCCTGCCAAGTTGCATTTGTTGATGAAGTTTGGCGGCGTTGGTATCTCGCAACTGTCAAAATCAAAGTTCGACCAGAACATGTGCCGCCCCATTCGCTTTCCTTCGATCAACGGCGTGTAGTATGGCACCACGTTCTCCACAACAAACTTGCCCTTGCAGTATGTCTGCAAAAAAATGATCTGCTGATAAAGCGACATATCGGGGTAGCGTTTCAGTTTGTGCCTGGTCGCTACTGCCATTTTTGAATGAGTCTGACAGGGCGGTGAAGTCCAGATAAAATCAAACTCCTGATAGTTTGCCAGCAGATATTCGTGAGCATCCCCGACAATCACCAAATCAGCAGGGTAAAGCCGCCGGTAAACTGCCGCTATCCGTGGGTCATTCTCAACTGCGGTCACTTCGCATCCCTGCCAGAGTTTCCGATTGCCACCAAGTCCCGCATATAAATTAAGTACCTTCATAAATCTCCTTACGAAACATAACCATTGCTAGAACCGGACAAGCCGGTTAAGCAACAGCCGTTATGCCCTCAAGATCATCAGCACACACGGGTGCCAGTCTGACGGCTTTGCTGGGTTTGGCTCCCCATCCTCCAGCGCCAGCCATTGCGGTTTTCCTACGTAGCGTATTTCAGCTCCGAAGTCCTCTGCCATCGAGATTGCCCGGACGTTGTAGATTGGCAGTATCAGGACGGTCATGTTGCCAAGTTCACGCTCTGCTACGGCCTTCCGCAGCCATGCCACCGGGCCGAGCTTGCGCTTGCCTGGCACACGCGGCTCCCCAGTGAACGGCGGGTTTACCCAGTTCCTCTTGCCCCACGCGACTTCCAGCCCGTCAAATCCTTCTGGCCTCGGGTGTGGGCAGGGATCGAAATCAAAATCAAATTCTGCGTTTAGCTCCGACATCATGTCGGGAGGTGTTGCCCAATATCGTTTGGAAGTAGTAACCGTCAAAATATCCTCCTTAATTTGCAGCGCTGGCATAACCAACGCTGTGCACCGTATCGCGATAAAGCCGCGAACGGTGACGCTCAAGCGTTATAGCCTCTCCGCACTGGCAACTATTTTCTCAATATATCGCTTGGCATCGTCAAGGCTCCATGCGTGAATGCTCTGCTCCCATTTGGTCACGTCTTCCGAAGGGAACAACTCTTCAGCCGTTTTCGTCCCAACCGTCTCCGACCAGTCAATGTTGATGACTCGCTTTCGCCAGCCAATCTTGAAGCGCCCTACCTCAGTAGTCACTACGAACCACGGAAGGTGGCGGCAACACCAGTCGGAACAATACCCGTTCGGCAGTTCTTCAACGAATATCCGACCAGAGAAAAGGCCAAGCAGTTGTTCGCGTTCCTGTCTCGCACGTTCCTGCGCTTCTTCGTTGAGTGATAGCGCCGCCCCTTGCACCTCGGAAGACACGATCCCTGCGGCCTTGTATGCAGCAGAACAAATTGCATCGTTTCTTAAATCCGGCATTCTGGTAGCGGCCACAAGTATCTTGATACCGAAACCGCCATAAGAGCCGAAACTCTCCGACATATACAATTCTTTGTATTCCAATCCATTACCCATGATTTGTCCCCCTTTCTATTGCCGCGACTGGTTATAGCCGGTTGCGGCACACGGTCTGCGCTCCGCTTGCCGGTGCGCTTAGTCGTTAGGCTGCTCTATGCAGCGTCGAATGTTCGTTCACTATCGTTACAATCTCATTTGCGAGTTTCAAATCTGACATCAGCGCAACCTGCTTGCCCGTCTCGTCAAAAACCCTGATTAGTTCGTCGCCTTCAATTACTGTCAGTTTCATTCCCGGCTCCTTATGCTGCAGCAATTCTGTTCGTGGCTATTGAAAAGTAGGTATCTTCCAATTCGATGCCGATGAAGTCACGTTTAAGATTCTTGCAAGCGACTCCTGTAGTACCGCTACCCATGCAGTTATCAAGTACCGTGTCGCCTTCGTCAGTGTATGTGCGAACCAAGTATTCAATCAGCGCCAAAGGTTTCTGAGTCGGATGCAGACTGCAGGTTTGCTTGTCAGTCGGAAATTGCAGCACACTCCGAGGATAGCGGTCAGTTGCCCCGCCGCCGCTGATACCAGCCTTGGTTGCGCCGTAGCATTCGCCGTCGTCTTGATGCTTCGTGTAGCTATTCACCGGCTTATACCCTGTTGTTTTCTGTGGCCGGTACTTTGGCAATTCAGAGTAGAAAACCAAGATGTTTTCATGCGCCTTCATCGGCATTTTCTTGGCGTTCAAGTGACCGGTTGCTGCGGTCTTTTCCCATATCCATTCGTAGCGGAGCATCTGCAGGTTGCTTGCCCCTAAAACCTTGTCAAAGGGGGTTTGCGCGTGGAGTACAATCACGCCACAGTCTTTCATGATTCTTTTGTAGTGCTGCCACAATTGCTGCAGGTCAATCACTGTGTCCCATTTGCATTGAGTAGTGCCGTAGGGTAGGTCAGCGCAGACCATATCAATGCTCTTATCAGGTATTTCCGAAAGTATTTGCAGACAGTCACCTTTTATCAGTTTCAACTTTTAAACCTCCTTCGCAAGCCTAACCAACGCTGTCCACCAGCCCGAGAAGCGGCTGGTGACGCTCAATCGTTATAGTGCTACCCGCCGAATCCGACTTCCATTTGCTCAATAGATGCCCCGTTCCTTGCTGCTATGGGTTCTGGCATCATCGGCTGTTGTGCATTTCTCATCCCAGAATAATTCCTGAGTTTCGGTGAAATCATAACGGGCCTTTTCTCTATACCCGCTCAATGTGTACTTTTGAAATTCGCCATTATCGAATGCGGCAATCAACCCCATAAGTGGCGGATAATAGCTGATACGGTGAATTACTCCCCATCCGTGCTCTGTGCTGAAAACCTTGTCGGCGACTTTGCCAAAGGTAAACGAGCACAGTCCCAGTCCTTTCCTCTCAAGTTCATCCATTTCTATCCTCCTTGAATGGCACCGCGCACTATAACCAGTCGCGGCACACGGTCTGCGCTACCGCTTGCCGGTGCGCTTTGTCGTTATAGTTGTTCCTCAATAGTCACTTTGACTGTTTTGCCCACCAAACTTTTTGGCAAGATCATTACCGGCAAAGCGCCCTCGTATCCATCAATGGAATTGATCCGTTGCACTGTGAACAACTGCCAACAACTATAACCACCAGATGCAGCGGAAGGCTGGTTCAGGCTCTGGCCAGCAGGGGAGTAATATGTACCGTCTGTTAATTTTTCGCTCTTCATCGTATCCTCCGCTGATCTGAAGACCCGTTATATGACCTTTCGCTTTCGAGCCGCCTGCATCTTGGCTTGTTGCGTCGAGTCAATCTTCCTTTTGCCGATTTTACCGTTGATGATTGCGCGGAGGGTTATCATGTCGGCCTCAGTCAAACCTTCAACCAGTCCTCGGAGCTGTTCTTTTGTCATACGCCACCGGTTTCAAGGCACGCAGGGCAAGCGATGCCTATCATTGTTTCTGTGGTCAGCTCGTCCCACCCTTCAGCCAAAAGAATCTTTGTGCATTCCGTTTTCGTTTGTTCCTTAAAATCATCCCGCTCAAATGTCTCTTCTACCGAACAAAAGGAACAGGTAAATTTAATTGTCTTAATTTCCTCTGCGTACTGCATTAAATCGTTTATTTTCCCCATCACGCCACCTCCTGATATTCTTTGATGTTTGATTTCAAGCATTTGCGTGTAATTCTCGGAGTGCATTTGATACCCTCGAAATTAATCACGCTTACCGTGTCTTTGTACTCTTTCCAGAGGAACCCAATCATTTTCCCATCTACCCAGTGGATTGCTTTCAGTTCGCTTTTCATTCGTTTTACCTCCCATTTGGCTTTAGTATATCATAACTAGTTACGTTATGCAAGAGAAATAATGTGAAAATAAATCTGTGTGTCACTTCCGGTCACATAACCAGTCGCGGCACGGATTTCTGTTTTACCAACACGGTTATCCCTCTGTGGCGACCCGCCATAACAAGTCGCTGGTGTAGTTTCGCTGCGCTCACTACACAGCTTTAATCGTCATCCCTTACTTCTTCTTCGGCTCCATATCAGCCTCCACAATGGGTGCAGTCAGTGTTTGAGCACCAGTTACGGCATAACCCGTTCCGCTTTGCCGGGAATGTAGCTGACTCCCAGGCAGCCTCCATCCTCCGCACCACACCGAGGATCTCCCCGAGCACACCCTTCAACTCAGACCTCCTGATTGGCTCAGGCAGGCGCAAGATATTTTTGGGTGGTGCTTCTTTGGTGAAGATGAACTTCGGGTCGAACTCCTGAACGTCCTCAAAGCCTGGAGTCAGGGCGGCGAATACGGCGAACATCTTGAGCTGGAGGAAGTCTTCTTTATATTTTCCAGTTTTCCAGTCGCAAATACTTAATTTTGTTCCATTTTTTGCTAGAACGTCCGCCTTGCTCCTGACCCATACAGTGTCCCACGCCTTCCATGCTGATACCTTCATCTGCTTGTCGAAACACATCTCTTTTTCAACATGCAGCTCAGCACCGGAGGCGATCAGGGCGTCACAGTATTTCTGGACAACTGGTAGATATTGGGTGTGGATGCTGGATGGTTTGAAGGTCTGGCCGATCTTGGACTTCAGATAGTGTTCCGCTGTCTCATGGATCATGTTGCCGACCCGCATCGACTCAGACTCGACATCCTTGATGGTCTTATAGTAGCGCTTGGCGGCCCACTGTGCGGGACAGGTGAGGAACTCAGCCATTGAGGTGTAGGACCATGTGAATCTTGGCGGGGTGAAGGGTTTTGACATAATGGTTGGAACCTCGGCTTTAAAGAGTGGTAGTTCTGTGGTGGGTGCTATTAAAATTGCATCCTCGACATCAATTCGTGTAGGCACCTTTGTTAGTCCTTTGGTCTTCTGAAAATACACCATAACATCAGGTGGTACTGAGCCGCCAGGGGCTTTCTGGATCGCTTTCTGCCACGACACCCACTTCGTCCAGTCGGATTCCATCTTGGTATCCGGCCCGCCGATCATTCGGCCCTGGAGGTCGCAGACTGCTTCTTTTGAGGCTTGAAGCTGTTGGAAGGTTATCTGGTGGGCGTAGATCATGCTGGAACCTCTTTCACAGCTCTTTTGCGTGCCTCTTTCTGCCTGCGACGAGCACAATCAATCTTCTCATCCAACTCCAGCAACGTAGGCCCTTTGACCTTCTCTATTACTCCGTTGGGTTTCAGTCTTAGCATTTTACTCCTCCATGAAGTCTTTGATATCAAGTTCCGCCGTAGCGTCATACATACAGAACGGGCAGGAGATATAGACATAAATCTTACCCATAAGTCCGTAAGTACGGGTCGCCTCTTCGATCTTTCCCGCGCATCTGGGGCAGTTCATAACGAATACCTCCTGATTCAGACCGTAGCACATAAAGAATCTCTTTGTAAAGAACTTTATTATATAAATGTTGTCGAAGACATCTTTTATTTACTTTTTTATTTTGCTACACATCAAATATTTTTTAGGTCACCCCACGACTCAGGGCTGATCTTCGCATCGACAGGGAAGGTGATCGGCAGGTTGACGCCCCACGCCTGCTTGTATGGTAGGTTTGACAGCTTAGTGCAGAAAACCTCAGCAGCTTTCTGTGCTACTGCGTGCGGGAAAATGAAAAATAGTCCGTCGTGAAGCTCGAAGTAGGTGTATCCGTTAAACTTGCGCAGCATCTCCGGTGTCCTCGCCACAGCAAGCGCAAGGTATTTCTGATCCCCACCCGTTCCTTGGATCGGGTAGTTGATGGCGGTACTCTCCATCGGCCATGCGTCCCGCCCAGACCACGTACCTTTGAGCTGGACTCTGCGACCTGCGAAGGTCTCAGCGTAACCTTGCATCTTGGCTTTGTAGATCGCCTTGGTCCAGTAGCCGGTTGTGCCTGACGCCCCTGCGACATCCTTATATGTCGCCTTATATGTGGCGAGGATCTGCTTGATAAATGTCTCGTCAAGATCCATCTCATAGTCGGTACGTGCCTTCATCAATGCAGTCTTAGGCCCAACTCGATACTGAAAACTGAGGTTGGCAAACTTCCCGAGCTTCCTTTGAAATGATGCATCTTCATCTCCAGCACCAACTCGCTCAATCAGTGTTTTATAGTCAATCTGAGCGATCTGCGCCCCCATGTATGAGTGAGCATCTTCTCCAGGTTCTCTAAGTGATAGCATGGTTTCATCCATCGACGCCACTGCCATCCACCCAAACTCCTGGCCGGCGAAGTCAAGCTCGACAAGGCTGTACCCATCAGGTGGGCGGATCAGCCGGCGAAAGTCCTTGCCTCGCTTCCATTGGTGCAGTGCCACGCCGATCTGATACGCCTCTGCCTTGGTGCCAGCGTCTTTGTCGCCTCGACGTTTTTGGTCTGAGCTGTAGGTCATCCTGGAGCTGTATGTTGAGAAGATCTTGGCTTGTGGGCGGATAAAGCCGTCACTATTGTAGTCCAAGCACTTCTGAGTAGCTACAGCATACTTGGTGTTGTTACCCTTCGCCTCCCGCACCTCTTTCAACAACCTTGCTCGTTCATCCTGAAACGCCAGTTCGTAGAGTACATACTTATCTGTGCTGCGGTTGCCTTCCGGGTTGGTTTTGGTGCTTTTTGTTTGCTTCAGTGATGGTAGCCCCCACGTATCGAACAGCAGTTTTGCTAGCTGTGTCGGGCTCCCGAGGTTCATCCCCTCGATCTCCGGGCTGGTAGCGACCAGTGCCGTACGCGCCGCCGCACCCTCAGCCTCCAGCTTCTCCTGCAACTTTACAGCAAGATCTCTCGACGACCAAATTCCACGAACATTAGCTCGCGCCATCTGCGGGATGCATCGGGCTTCAATCAGTGCTGCCTGCTGCTGCTTAGGACTTAGCTTGTGCCAGAACATCTCGCCGAGGCGCACCGCGAAGCGGGTATCCTCTTTACAGCGAAATAGTAGCTGCTTCAACTCTTCTGGGTCTTGCGTGGCGAAGTTCTTGAACTCTTTGAACCCTGCTTCTGCTGGGAAGAACTCATGCATCGCCGCTTCTAGCTTATACGACTTGCGCTTGGTCGCTGGTACGTCATCGCCTTCAGGTTCAACGACAAGATGCCGCCACAGCAGCATAGAGTCCAACCACTTTATCTCGAAGGCAAGATCCTCAAGACCTAGTGCGACCAACCACGCGCAGTCAAACGATACATTCCAGCCGCAGACATACGCCCCAGACTTAACCACCGCCTCCAGGACAGCTCGGATGGACTCAGTGCTAGGGTAGAGCTGTCCTTGATATACTTCGCCCTTGGTGTAGGCTACCGCACTGATCCACGCCTCGTTGCTGAGTGCTCGCCATGGTTGCAGCGCATACTCAGGTCTTGCTCCTTGCGTTTCGAGGTCGAATCCAACTACCTGCGTGTTAAAATCAATCATGTCGTATCTTACCTTTCACCTAAAAAGGCGGCGATCCCACCAAGGACGCCGCCGATTTTCTACTTCACAAGTTTTTAGGGGTCACTTTCTCATAGGCACCTCCTGTCGATATGACAACTGGTGAGCTTCTTCGAGAGGCCCACTCGTTGAAGGCTGTACTTTGATTGGTTGTTGCCTATTTGTCAAGAACTTTATCGCCTTTATAGGTGCGCTTGTGGGTACGCAAACCTGTTATTTTTCCGCCCTGTGACGTTGCCCTTGTCTGCTTGATGCTGCCTGGCACACGCTCTCCCACAGTACATGCGTTTAGCCCAATTGTACTTGTTCTCCTGACTCCCACGCATTAGCACCTTACCACAACACGGGTCTGCGCAGTATTTAGCGTCGGTATTCTCTGGCATTGGTGTGTGTCCTCTCAGCTATTATTTTAAGTTCGTCGCTTGTGTACGGTATGTATATAGGCTTGGTCACGAGGGCTGGTTGAGGCTCTCGCGTACAAGAGTGAGCCATAACGATCAGAGCCAAGAAGCACATGCCCATAATAAACGACGTTCCCTCTCTACTGCGCCTTCTCTGCTCCCTCCAGTGCATAACAAACCTCCTATTTGTCGTAAGTCTCGTTGCGCCTGAACGTCCGCGAGTCCTGCGGTGTGGCGAAGGGCACAATATCACGTGCCCAGTTTGTCGCCTTGATCCTCTCCAACGGTGTAATCTGCGCCGCCAGTGCTGCGAACCCTGGGTCTCCCGGCCGATAACACCTGCACTCAACCTGCTCCATCTCATCGTCGCTCATGTGAGCACCCCCTGAAATTATATGTCTTACCTCGCCCCTCGTGGATCTCTTGTAAACGTCCTAGTTCTCAGTGCCTCAGTGATACAGAAGTTATTTAGTCTTGAGATGTGTTGTCCTGCACGGGCGTTGCATATTGTCCTCGGGCAGACCCCGGACGCCTCAGCCAGTGAGATGTTGGTCGCCCCGGCAGCACGCATCATAGCCGATAAGTTTTCGATAATCAAGGCCTCCACCCCCGCTGCGTCTCCACGTACTCGCAGAGGTATTTCACATAGGTGGTCAGGACTTCGGCGCCCTGGAATATAAACGACCCTTTACCCTGCTTTAGTGCCTTCTTATACAACCTGTTAAACTCCGGATAGCTCTCTGCTGTAACAGTGCCCTGCTCGCTCATGTCTCTTTAACCCTCCCCAAGTATCGACTGGTCCTCACAGTCAGGACAGCGGCAAAGCGTTGGGTGGTCAAACTCGCCACCACTCTCCAGCATTTTTATCGTCCGCTCCGCACGATCCAACTGCTCACGCAGGATCTTGTTCTCAGCTTCCTTCCTATCTAAGCTGGTCACGATCTGCTTGCCCATCTCCACGGACTCCCAGGCGGCTGTCAGAGCCATGCCGAGCTGGTTCTCCATTACAGAGTAGGTAGTGAGCTGGTTGTCCGTGAGCGACCGGTCAACCCTCTTTATCGCATCCTGCTGCTTCTTGGTTGGTTCTGGTTGGTTCATTCGTATGACCCCCCTTAATAGCCGTAGCCGTAGCCGTCGCCGTTGCCGTAGCCGTCGCCGTCGCCGTAGCCGTAGCCGTTGCCGTAGCTGTTGCCGTAGCTGTTGCCGTAGCCGTAGCCGTCGCCGTTGCCGTCGCCGTTGCCGTTGCCGTTGCCGTAGCCGTTGCCGTAGCCGTAGCCGTTGTAGCCGTCGCCGTTGCCGTAGCCGTCGCCGTTGCCATGCGTGGTTTGGCACAAGCCTTCGGCTAAAGTTTGGACGCCCATACACCCTCCACACACCCGAGGGTGGCGATAACAGTTAGTTCGTGGAACTCCACAGGCAATGGGCATGGGTCGAGGATAGTGTTAGCCAAGGGGCCTTTTAAAGCCAGCTCCCCCAACCCTGCGGTCGTACCCCAGCGTCGGATAACCGAGGCTTTCTCCAGTTTGCAGTTCGGGCCTTCCTGGGAGAAGTGGCCGATCATGTTCCACCCACGGGGGAGGATGACAATCTTAATAGTGCCTGTCGGTTGCGGTGCTCGGGTTATTGAATCCTCGCGTACGTACTTCACATCATCAATCATCATAGTTTCTGGTTTGCTCATTTCGTATACTCCTTTCGTTTTTAATGCATCTCTGTAAAGAACCTTACAGTAATTAATGTTAGGTGTCAATATTTATTTTTGTCGTTTTTTAAGAATCCTTAACGCCGCCGCCAAGGCTTTTTTTGATGCCGCATCCCTCAACATCTTCTCCTCAGTGAGAGCCTTCGGCCTGCGTCGGTTATCATGTGCTGCTTGTCGGGCTTTGAGCGCGCTGATCCGAGCCTCAGCAGAATCAATCTGTGATAGTACCCGCGTTGTCTGTATGGGTTTTTGGCTCAACTGGTACACCAAGTCGGTCAGCTCTACGATCTTGTCGCCTATGTCCTCAATGCTATATCGCCCCATGATTACACCCCTATCGGTTTGAAGTCGGACATCCAGGCGTCCTCGTCGTCATCTGGTTGCAATGCCTTTATTTTCACTGTGTCGTCTATATACGTAGACGGGTCTGATGGGTTAAAAGGCTTGTCAGGGTTTAGAGGGCCACTCTCTATGCGAGGCTTAACCATGCGCAGGTGTTTATCCTCAGCACACAAAGCCGGTTTGGTGTCGTCTATATACGTAGACGGGTCTGATAGGTTGAACCCCGGCGCGGCATTGCCGAGAGCACAGTTCACCCACACTCGCAACGCATCCAGGCTGGTGTACTCTACTGTATTTTTAGCTATCACCAACCCAGGGGCCTGTAGAATAGAGGTGAGTCTCTCTGCCAGAGAGTGTACTGTTTTACCAGTCTTACGCCGCTCATATGCTCTAGTTGACGGCATCTCGTCGAGAGCACTGTCAAACAAATCATCAGCGACAGGATCTACATTAGCGCAGACCCAGCCAGCCTTTACCTTATCAGCGCGTTCACGAAGAAAGTTCTTCGGGTTGGTTAAAAGCATCTGCTGCTCTGACCCACTCATAGCGTAACGGCGTTTAGTTACCGCATGGTACAAGATGTTCGGTGCTCTTAGTGATATGCCGTAAGGATGTGCAAGAAATGCTCTGGCAGCCACCACAGCCTCACGGGTAAAACCATAAATGCTCAGGTGAGAAGTGTTGCTGAAATTGATGTACCCTTGTTTTTGGATGTCGGCAAGAGCCATAGATATAGAAAAGGGTGCCGAGTTCGCGTACTCGCTCATGCCTTTTCTATATCTACCCAGAGCTGCATCTACAGCCCGAAGCGTTCTCCCCGACGCAGTGGCGTATGCGGCTCGTTCTTTAGCCGACATCAGATCAATGTGAGCCAACTCGCGGGCGGTGTATGTGCGCCTGGAGTCAGATTTGGTTTTCTTGTTGCCACCCCTCAGATAGTAACAAGTGATTTGATATAGTGATGAGTCGGATCGATCAGGGAATTCCCTTTTCAGCTCTGCGGCCACCATCTTAGCCACAGATGGATCTCCTACGGTACGGAGCGGTGTAAATGCTGATGCATGATCGACAATGAATTTACGTAGAGCGTCGTTTTTCGGATACGCCATGTTTTACTCCTTTTTGAGTGGTATTTTTGGTAGAATAAGGGTGTTTTCAGAAGGTGTCAAGTCAAATTTGAAAAGTCGTAGTAAAAGCTCTTTAATAGTAACACACGAAATAGAAAAAAACTAACGTGATAGTGGGTTGGATGCCCACTAGCTGCGGGTCGGCACAGGAGGAAGGTAAAATAGTATTCTAGTTTGAAAACGAGAACAGAGGTACCAACGAAGAGCCAATACGTTCATATCGAGTATAATACGTTCTTATGAGCGATTTTCATCGTGGCTTTGTGCCAATAAGAATGTATATACTCCCATATGAACATATTGGCTCTTCAATCGTGGTACTGTTCTTTTTCTTACTAGAATACTACATACCACCAAACAGCCCTACTTTTCTTTGTTTTTCTGGCACTTACCTACCCCTGGAGTACTATCACGAAGGTGTTTTGCACATACTATTGATATCCCACACAACGCCATAACCCACTGGAATCACCTAAAAAGCACTATCACGATTCACCTACCCACACGTTTGAGCATGATACTACCTTCTATGTTATATGTATTCTGGTTTTGTAGTAGTAGGCTTAACCGCCAGGCTTAACCGCGAAAAGTCGAACCCAAACGTGATATTATTGTGGAGTGAAGTTATACCTAATTATACTTAATTATGTATCCAACATTTGACCTTGCACAAAACTTGACAAACTACACAAACCACGGTAATCTCCACCTATATTTTAAACATCAAATTATGTGGGGGTGCTTATGTTTTTAGTTGTCGGCGGCGTTTTGATTTTGACCTGGTGTATGATCGATATCTTGGGAGGTAATTGAGATGAGAGACCAAACAGACGTTTATCATGTTTATAGATTTTCTGAGCTTCCTGAAGAAGTACAGCGAAAATTGATTGAGGATCACCAACAAGCCGCTGGAGAGCTTTTTGATAGTGCTGAATGGGTATATGACGACGCGGCGACAATCGCGGACTTGTTCGGGCTGGATATCAACACCAGGACAGGCAAAAACGGTAAGGGCAAGATAACATACAAGCCTAATGTTTATTGGTACGGTTTCTGGTCTCAAGGTGATGGCGCTTGTTTTGAAGGCAATTACCACTACAAAAAAGGTGCTTTGAAGGCGGTTAAAAGCTATGCTGTCCAGGACACTACACTGCATCAAATAGTGAAAGACCTACAAGAGATTCAAAGCAGGAATTTTTACCAGCTCACCGCCTCAACAGTACACCGAGGCCACTACTACCATTCAGGCTGTATGTCCGTTGATGTAAAGCGCCAGGACTATAAAGAAATGACCGACGACGCAGAAGAGGCGATCACCCAGGCATTGAGAGACTTTGCAGACTGGATTTATAATAAATTGGAAGAGTCTTACAATTGGGACACCTCAGAAGAGAACGTCAGGGACTATTTAGAGAACGACGATGCAGAATATAAAATAAACGGGGAAAGGATTTAAAACTATGAGACACGTATACCCGACAGACCAGGTTATTCACATTTGGGCGCACCAAAGCCAGGACAGCGCCCGCAACGGCTCAAGCGTGAGTTTTAACGGTAAATTGCTGTATTCATACAGCACCGTTATTGCTCAGATCGAAACCACTTTAAATGGTGAACAGTGGGCATTCCTTAGCAGCGAGAGCCTGACGCCCACGACCGGCAAACATGTTAGCACGTCTAGGTATGCGGCACGACACATCAACCGGTTTTATACGCCGGCATTCGCTCGCTGGAGATCATACGGGCGAACTATTGCAGAGATGGTACAACCAGCAATTGATGAGACAGAGCACGACCTTAAAGATGCGTTTGGGCCACGCAAACGGCAGACTACGAAACTATCTGCCATACAGGTGTATAATGCTCGACGTGATGAGATATTCAAAGTTTGTCAAGCGTTCGGTTTAGATGCACCCGATTTGCCGGCGGCTAACGTCGAAGAGCTCGAAAAATATGCAGAGGTAGTCAAGGCGCAGGAAAAAGCCATCCAGGCCCGCAGAGCAGAGGCGGCACGGCTGCAACAAATCGAGGACCAGGAACAGCACAATCTATGGCTGACGACCGGCGCCGGCAGGTTCCCCAGCTCGTTCAGGGTTTATGGGCAAGATCAAATTACTATCAGGGGCGACGTTGTTATTACATCCCAGGGCGCCGAGTGCCCGCTTGACCATGCGATTAAGGCTTTGAGGTTCTGGATGGACGCAACAGACAGATATTCAAGAGGTGATTTTAATGCACTACCTTGGAGAACAAACGGCCACAAAATCCCGCTTGGGCATTTCACCCTTGACAGTATCGACGAGCGAGGCAATGTCAAAGCAGGCTGTCATTTCTTTACAGCTGCGGAAATTGCACGCTTTATCAATCAATGGTCTAGCGTGTTAGCATTATAAAACCACTCTCATAATAAAAGGAGGTAACAACTAATGAACAAAACTATCAGAATTGGTGAAAATAACTATGGTAATGTATTCTGTAAAATCACCATAACAGACGGTAAGCTATCAATTACAGGTGTAGAGGGTCCAACTAGTGGCGGTGATTGTCGTGGTGGCTGTGGCCAAATCAACATGGGTCTTGACACTGAAAAGATTACACTTGCACCTGGATGGACAAAGGACATGTTAAAAGAATTTTTGGCAACATGGGACAAGTGGCACCTGAATGATATGCGCCCGTATTGTGTACATCAAAAAGGTGATAAATGGAATACATCAAAAATAATCCAGATTACCAAATATACATGGTCTAGCAAATTTCATACAATGCGCAATGATGCAACAAACGGTAAACTTTCTAGTGTTGAGTATGAAGAGTTTAAAACTATTTCAGCTAACGTTATGTCTGTAACAATTGGTATTAATTCCGTAAAATATGAAACACCGTTAGTTATTGAATTGTTAGCTGAAGACTGGATAAAAATCGAATGCGTAGAAACAAAAACGGCTGGATGGGTAAACCATTTAGAACATCCTGATGGGATACTATCTAAACCATGTGGTGAATGTGGTTATAAATACGGTTCAGCATGGAATAAAGAAGAATTGCCACAGTCGGTTATTGATTTTTTAGAGTCATTACCTGTTACGGACATAACACCAACTTGGGTATAAACAAGGAGGTAAATAAAACCATGTCTAGCAAAATAACCATTAAATCACTACATGCCGATAATAAAAGGATTTACCCAAAATATCGATACATATCTAAACAGGTAGCAACCAGACTCTGTAATGATTTGGAACTGCTTAAAGACCTTCCAAGACTTGGATATGAAAAGTCAATTGGTTATGTAGGTAAAGACGTGGTTATTTTGCAGAATTTTGCAGGTAGATAGTACAAGTTTTAAAACATAGAAATAAATATAGGAGGTTTTAGGGCTATGAGATGTGTAACGGCTAGGGCCTGCAATGCTTACAGGTTCAAAGACTTCCCCAGCTTCAGTATCGCCGGAAGTATCAGAGGCATGAAAAAGATTTATTATGGCGAAGATGCACTTTTAGTGCGCTGCGGTCAGTGGATTTACAATGTTAGCAGCAACCCTGATTTATATTGGAGGTTTTATAAATGATCAAACCAGAGGATTTCACCCGAGTAAACTCGGACAGCTACGGAAACCCGCGTTATGTGCTTCATTTCCTGCAATGCGAGCCGGAGAGCTGGAAGGACTATAATTTGACGTTAAGCGAGAGGTACGCTCGGACAGTCAAGCTCGTGAACCAGATCCATGGCCGCAAGTTCCACAATAAGCAATATGGCGGCGGGATTGTGTTTCAGAGTTATTCTTTGCCGGATACCATTAAGCACATTGAGCGGGTAATTAGTGAGGTGGAAGGATGATCTTGATAATAGCATTAGGCACAGTAATCATGCTGATTTTAAGACAGCAATAAAAGAAAATAAATCAACCAGGGCCGGGCTAACCACCCGGCTTTTTTATGTCCGTGTTTTCGCGCCCCTCACTTCGTTCGGGGATTAGGTAAATCGCCTACCACGTTCACGCTCGCTCCGCTCACGTCAACAGGCGACCAAATCACGACGCGCTTCGCTTCTCGTGCAGCATACAATCTACAGCATTAAGTAAATTCGCTACGCTCACTTTATGAAAAGCAGTTGGGGGTGCTGATCGCACCACTCCCAACCCATTATCATGGGTTGCGAAATACACGGAGTTCACAGAAAGAGGTTGTAAAGTTCCTAACTATTTAATTTTGTTGTGAAAAATCACAACCCTCAGAAAATTCCAACCCTCAGAAAATTCCAACTCACAAAAAACCACTGTAAAGAACTTTTCTCCTTGACATCTCCGCATACGCCCTGTTATAAAAACGCTATGAACTGTATGCGCCGAATACGCCTCGAAATGAACTACTCAGTCCGCGACTTTGCTATGCTGCTGGGCCTCCCAGCACCTACTCTACAAGGCTACGACAACGGTACGCGCAAGACACCAGCACACACGCTCAATAACGCCAAGGCCGCACAGAAACGCGAGCGTGAGTTCTTCAAAGGTCTGAATAAAAGAGTGGACGCTGCACTCAAAGGTAAGCTCGTACCTAACGAGGCCCGCCCCGATGACTGATGACACCTAAAAAATTCCTGACCACCTAAAAACCACCTTGTAAAGAACTTTCCATGTACTAAATTAACACACCACCAAGTTAAAAAGTTACACATTTTTCCCTTGACTTTCGACACAGTTATGCTACACAGTGGAGCGCATGAGCCCACATGCGTACGACATACTGGATCTTCCCTTCGCCCCACTGCCTGAACTGGCTTTAGGCGGAGCGACCTACATCGACGATACCCGTCAGATTTACGACCCTTTTTCCGACGACACAAACCTCCCTGCGACTACCACCGCACCCCCTTTGACCCCCTGGCCGACCCGCCTGCCGATTGATCTGGCGATGGGTATGGAGACACACGAGCAGGTGCTGCTCAGACATGGTGTTTCCGCCGAGGACTATCAGCAGTGGGCGATGACGCTGGCCTTCCGGCGTGCGCTGGCTGAGGCTGCCAAAGAGGTGCGGGATAACGGCCTGACTTTCAAGCGCCTGTGCGCCAGCATCGCTGAAGACTTCCTGGGTGAGATCGACGCCAAGCTGCACGACCCCGATCTAGGTTTCACCACTAAGATGGATACCTTCAGGACAGTGGCCAAGCTGGGTGGTCTGGAGCCGAAAGAGGAGAAGGCCGCAGCTAACCAGAACGCTAACATGGTGCAGATTCAAATCAATTTGTAGACACACCCGCTCCAAAAATCCCAACCCCTTCGCCGGATAACCACCGGCCAGGAGTCTTAGATGGCACTCACCACTCGTACTGTAACCAATACTGGAGATGCACTGGTCGGTCCTGACGGGACTGTGCTGGCTGGCAAGAAGATCACGTTTACTCTGGTCAACGCCAACAAGGCGCCGACCGATGCGTGGGATGTGCTGACCGGGGAGCGTGTCGTGCCGGTTAAAGAGGTTGCCACCACCAACGCTCAGGGCGAGTTCTCGGTTGACCTGTGGCCCAACGACCGAGGCGACAAGGCTACGTTCTATCTGTGCGAGGTGAATGTAGCAGGCGTTACACCATTCACTGCCTCGTTGCCGTCCAACCTCGTGTCCGACATGCAGTGGATCGACTTCAAGCTCGGCGGGCTTCCGCTGAACGCCAACGCCTATTCTACACCTCTGCTACTCACCGCTGGCAACACCCTGCCGGTAGCTGGTGTCCTGACCAACGAGGACGGGTCTGTTCTCAACATCATTGGTTACACTCTCTCGCTGGACGTGACTGACGCAGATGATATGACAACCAACTACCCAATCGCCATAGCCTCCGTTTCGGCTGGTACATACACCATCGACCTCTCGGCTCTAACGGCTGGACGGTATCTGGCTAAGATGCAGATCACCAACGCCTCGGCGCAGATCGTGACCGGCCAGGGGTTTATTATTGAGGTGGCGGCATGACCACACCAGCCATAATCATACAGCAGAGACAGCCCACCGTCGAAATCACTCAGACGACACCACAGACTATCATCGCCCGGATACCGGTGGCGACAGGTGGTAGTGGAGAGGCAATTTGGGGCGGCATTGCCGGGACACTGGCTGACCAGACCGACCTCAAGAATGCTCTGGATGCCAAGTCGGCTACGACACATAACCACGCTGGGACTTATGAACCATCCGGGGCGATTGCCACCCATGCCGCACTGACCGACGTACACGGGCTGGACAATAAAGCGGATCTGGTTGGGGGGTTTGTACCATCCAGCCAACTGCCATCTCTCATAGCTTTAGGCGAAACCTCCACCACCGCCTATCGCGGCGATAGAGGCAAAACCGCTTACGATCACTCTCAGACAACAGGTAACCCTCACGGAACTACTCCGGGCGATATCACAGGCTTTGACGCCGCCGCTCTCAATGCCGCACCAGCCGAAACAACAACCACAGTCGGCACTCTGATCAATGATGCGACAGCCAAAGCCACACCAGTTGATGCTGATTTTGTAGGTTTGATGGATAGCGGCGCTGCAAACGTCCTTAAAAAACTTTCTTGGGCCAATATCAAGGCCACCCTGAAAACATATTTCGACACGTTGTACAACAACTACACCCACCCAACCGAGGACGGCAATCAACACGTTCCAGCTACGTCAACGACTAATAGCGGCAAAGTTCTCACGGCAGGGGCGACCGCAGGGGCGTTGTCATGGGAGACTCCTTCAGGCGGTGGTCTAACCATCGAGGAAACTCAAACCGCGAACTTCAACATGGCTGACGGTACACTCTACCCTTGCAACACCACAGCCGGAGCGTTTACCGCCACTCTACCAGCAACACCAACAGCGGGTATGTACTGTGAGATTTGGGATTTTGACGGGACGTTTGCTACCAACCCTTTAACAATCGGGCGCAACGGTTCTTTGATAAATGGGGTAGCTGAAGACCTGGTAATTGATATCGCTAATGCGCGAGTGTCCTTCCTGTATTGTGACGCCACCAAGGGCTGGCAGATTGACATTGGTGGTAGCGATTTCGGTACAGGTATAGATGCTTCTGGGTTTGATGGGAATCTGGCGGCTACCGACAATACTATTCAAAAGGTCGCGCAAGCCGTAGATGATTTGAACCTGCTGACACTCAGCTCTATTCAGGCCCTCGGTGTCCAATCGGTTGATTTCGCTGTAACACCCGTTGCCAACGCCTATGTAACCTATACCACAGTCACCACAGGAACTGCCGCAGTCGCCATGACCCTGGTTAACCCTACCCCGACAACCAACGTATGCAAACAGGTAGTGGCTATCCTGCAAGGGGCAACGGCGCGGGTGATTACTCTGAAAGGTACGGATGCCAATGTAATTAGTTCTGGTGGGCTTATGTCTTCTGGCGATGCCTTACCCAACAGTGGGGCAAACACTCTTGACGTATTTACCTTTGAATGGAACGGAGCGCGGTGGGAAACCATTGATGCCCGTTATGATGTGAAAGCATGATAGGCCATCCTAATTTATTGGCTTGGTATAGGATGCAATCATCTGCGTCTGATAGTTCTGGCAATGGACGTAATGCCACGGCTACGAATATAACATCAGCAACAGGTGTTATAGGTGGAGGGTATAATTTCTTTGTTGGCGGTTCAGCCTCTTATCTGACTCTACCCAACACCTTTTCATCAATTATGGGAAATAACGATTTCACTATATGTATGTTCTGTAAACCAATTAACATCACCGACTATATGATGCTTTTTGAACTAAGAACAGATACCAACGCCTTAATAGAAGTGGTTTTATATCAAGGTAAACTTTATTGTGTTTTGTATGATGGGTCAGTTTATGCAACAAAGCAGTGTGCAACAGTATGTTCAACATCATCAATACAACACTTGGCTTTCATGCGTAAATCAAACCAGATATACGGTTATTTTAACGGTATACTCGACGGGCATATTAACGACAATAAAAATGTCGGGGGCAATATAAGTGGTGTAAGACTTGGATTGGCGACAAGTAACAGTTATCCGTTTAAAGGTTATATGGACGAGGCTATGGTCTTTAACAAGGCTTTTGAGGCATCTGATGTAAATAGATTATCCAAAGGGAAGCACCCTCTAAACAGGAGCTAACTATGTGGTTCATGGGGTTAGATAAAAATAACAAACCTAACGGTTGGAGCAACGAGCCGACCATTGGGTATATCGAAGTATCTCAGGAAGTGCGGGCCATCCACGAAGCCAACCCCGCATACATTTGGGATGGCATCACGCTCGTTGCGCCGCCAGAGCCGGAACCGCACATCCCGACCGAACAGGAAACCATCTCCATGCTACAATCCGCCGTCCAGAGCCATTTGGACGATGGCGCGCGGCTCAGACTGTATGACGGCATCCTTTCAGCCTGTTCCTACGTCAACTCAACTGATCCTATATTTCAGGCTGAGGGTTTGGCTTATTGTGAGTGGCGAGACGGCTGTTGGCGAACCTGCTACACAATATTGAACGAGTGTAAGAATGGATTACGTGGGATTCCAACACCAGAGGAGTTGATCCTTGAACTTCCTACGATTGTACTTTCGTAATCTTGGCAAAGGTCTAAAACACACCCTGCTCGGTCTGGATTGCTTGATAAACGCCATCTGCCTAGGTGATGGCGACGAGTATATTTCATCAAGAGTAGGCAAGCGCCGGGATGATTTGGAACGATTTTGGGCGGCGATAATCGACAAACTTTTCTTTTGGGACAAGAACCATACGAAAGAGTCAATCCAGCCCGACGAGGGCGGCGACGCTATTTTATAATGGAGGCCACATGACCGAGCCAATCAACATCGACCTCACAGAGCTGCAAGACATCATGGACGAACTTGCCGATACACCAGAGGGTGGGGAAAAACGGCGTAATGCGCTAACCCGCGACGATATTCTAATCATCGCCAAGGTCGTGCAGGCAGTCAGCCACAAGTCGTGCGCTATGGGCTTTGAACCTGCTGAGATCGCCCTGTTGAAACGAACCATCAAGACCATCAATGGTGGGATACTGGCGGTTGGGTATGCGTTTCTGGCGGCGATTGGGGCAGGTTTGGTGACTGTCATCGCGTGGGCCATCAAGCACGGCATTATCGAGGCAGCACAGTCTGCTGGGAAGGCGGGGAAATGAGAGCTATCGACACGCTAGAGCCGGACTTCAAGGTTAAGATTATCCAGCTCCAGGCTCAGTTACTTATTATGGGCATCCGCACGGTCGTCACGTCCGGGAGGCGCACCATTGCCGAGCAAGACAAGATTTACGCTCAAGGTCGCACCAAGCCCGGTAGTATCGTTACCAAAGCCAAGGGCGGTCAATCACCTCACAACTTTGGTCTTGCTGCCGACCTATGCCCGAAAAAAGAGGACGGAGCCTTATGGTGGAAAGCCCCGGACGACGTTTGGAACGCCATGCATAGGATAGGTGAGCAACTGGGATTGCGCTGCGGGTACGACTTCAAAAGTATCCCTGACTCACCCCACTACGAAGATCCGAACTGGAAGGTGCAGCAAGCACTCTGGCTGGATGGGAAAATTGAAGTCGCTTGAATATCTGGCCTCTCTGATCGACCACCAGAACTGGCTGCTATACCTTTATTTTAAGGAGCTGGACATGGCGAAATACTGCAAGCAGATAGGTGGTTTTGTGGCTAATGATTATGATTGTGAGAAGTGCAACCAGTGCGCGGGAAAGGATAGGTAGATGCTCAAAAGATTTAAAAGGTTGGTAGAGACCTTCATAGCGAAAAAATATGTCGCGTGGCTGGTGGCGACATATCTACTGGTCAACGGTTATATCTCCGGTTCGGAGTGGGTCATGCTGACCACAGGCATCTTCGTAATTGACGCCTACTCCAAGACCAAGCTGACACCCGAAGGAGTGCAGTAATGGAACTCGCCTACTTAGCCGTCAAGTTCGTCACTGATAACCCTTGGAGGGCGTTCTGTATTCTACTGCTTGCCATACTCACCGGGGTAAGCCTATTCTTGCGCTTCCAGATGTTCCGGCTTGAGGCCGCACAGCTTGAAGGGCAAGGGCTGAAGAATCAACTCGCATCGATCACCGCAGTGTCCAAGGCGCAGGACGCGCGACTGGCCGCCACAACCGAGGAACTCTCCAGAGTCAAGAAGCGCCAGGTTGCCACAGCTCGGAAACTCAAGGAAATGTTCGACAACTGGCCTGAGGATTGTAGCGATGCGACCGCACAGGCGCTCAAAATCCTGAAAGGAAGGAATCAATGAGATGGCTCCTACTATGTTTACTGACGACCGGCTGTACGGAGACGATCTACATAACCCGCTGCCCGGCGCCACCACCACTCAGCTTGACTACCTACCAGACGGCTGCTCTGCCAGTGACTACATCGCCGGCGACCATAATCAAGACGATGACGCAGGATCTCCTGCTGTGTCAGGACGCTGAGGAGCAGTTGCGGTTAATTTTGAAGGGTTATGAAGGGATGGATAAATGAAATCCTGTAAGAACTGCAAGTTCCACCAGACCAAGATCAGGAAGTGCTCTTTGACAGCCAGTATTCGTCAGCCTTGGGATTGTTGTGTCGGGCACGAGGAGAAGAAAGATTGTAGACCTATAACCACAGAGCTACTTAAAAACATGGGTGAAGGGCAGAAACGTAGATCAGGGGTAGAACAATTCGAGTTCGACGGTAGATCTCAAACTGTTCTAGCCTGGGCTGAGGAGTACGGGCTTTGCCGCCATGTACTGCGGAAGCGGTTAAACGCCGGATGGGAGATGCATAAGGCGTTGACCAAAATTACCACCAAAAAACCTAGATCTAAGAGGAGCGTATAGATGGCTTCTGGATCTCTTAATTTCACACCAAGCAAAACAGGCCGAGCGTTTATGCTTTCGGACCACAAGCTGCGCGTACTTATGGGTCCTGTAGGCGGAGGAAAAACAAGCGCGTGTATTATCGAACTGCTGCGACAAGCTATTCAAATGCCTCCAATGCCTGACGGCATCCAACGCAGCAGGATGCTAATTATTAGGAATACGAAGCAGCAATTGCGTGACACTACGATTCAGAGTTGCGTGGGTCTGCTGCCGGTGGAACTGTATAAATGGCGTGAATCTGACATGGTTATGAAGTTCAAGTTCAACTCTGTAGAAAGCGATTGGCTCTTTAGATCACTAGATACACCAGAAGACGTGCAACGTGTACTTTCGTTAGAGGTATCTCACATCTGGTGCGAGGAAAGTCGAGAGTTGCCTGTACAACTGCTTTCTGATCTAGAAGGTCGTGTGGGCAGATACCCATCCCAAGCGGGAGGGTTCAGGTATCGCAGCGGGATAATCGCAAGCACTAACCCTCCAGAAATAGATTCTGATTGGTACAAATTGATGGAGGGCTTACCACAAGTCGAAGATGAGGAAAATTCTATCATACAGGCAGCAGCCTTCAAACAGCCATCCGGATTGTCACCAGAGGCGGAGAACGTCGAGAACCTACGCCCAGGTTACTATGAGGAACTCTCCAAGGGCAAATCACAAGCATGGATCGATGTCTATGTTCACGGCCTGTACGCCAAAAGCCAGTCTGGCAAGCCGGTATATGAGAAGTCTTTTCAATACGACAGAAGGAAGAAACGCGGCTTGCAGATCGACCCCTTTTTACCTGTGATTATTGGCATCGACTCAGCTCGTAATCCGGCGGCGGTATTCATGCAGTTGGGGCGAGACGGGCGGCTCAGGAAGTTGCGTGAGGCGGTGGGCTTCGACATGGGCTTCAAGACGTTCAATTCCACAAAACTCTGGCCTACAATCAAAAACTACTTCCCGAATAACCCGCTGGTCTTTATCGGCGACCCTGCATGGAAGAGGAAAAATGAGACCGATGACGATTCAATCAGGAAGCTGCTGAAGAAGATATATGTCACTGATATGCCTGACTCAGGTAACGCAGTCAAGTGCGCTGCCACCAACGACCCTACGGCGCGTATAAACGCACTGGACGAACCCTTCCGCAACTGGTGGCCGGACGGCGAACCGGGCATCGAGTATGACGACGAGTGTAAAATGCTGATCGAGGGACTGCGGAGCAAGTATCGCTACACACGGCAGAAGACCGCCGACGGCAAATTCAAGGATGCGCCTGATAAGAACAAGTGGAGCCATGTCTGCGAGGCAGATCAGTACGGCACGCTGTTCATTCTTGGCAAGAACTACGACCCCACACATTTTGTACGCACCAGAAATACCAGTACGACCCAGCATATACACCAACCAGCAGACAGATACGCAGGCTACTAGCCGGGAGGCACTATGATAGTTACCAACAAGGAAAAACTGGAAGCCCTCGGCAAGCGCATGTGGAGCAAGTTCGAGACCTTTGCCCGAGAGCGCAATACGCTTGAACTGCAATGGCTACGCAACCTGCGCCAGTACAAGGCCATCTACGACCCCGAGATCAAGATCCCCGAGGGCATGTCGCGGGTCTACCCCAAGGATACCCACACCAAGATCGTCGGCTGGGTCGCCAAGATCATGGAGATGATGTTCCCAGCCCAGGAGAAGAACTGGAGCCTGGAGCCGTCGCCGTTCCCCAATATCTCCAAGGCGGATCTGGCCAACATAATTACGACCCTCGAACAGCAGCAACTACTGATCGCCGAGCAGTCGCAGCAGGAGGCGCAACCAGTCACAAGTGAGATGATTGAGCAGGCTGTCAAGGAGTTGGCCAAGCAGCGCTCCGACCGCATGACTATGGAGTGCGAGGATCAGCTCTCTGACGAAGGCATCGACTACCCTGAGCTGTGCAAAAAGGTCATCCGCCGAGGAGGCATCTACGGTTTCGGCGTCGTAGAGGGGCCACAGGTCAAGACTCAGATCGAGCGGGTGTGGGAGCCGGACGAACAAGGCAACTTCGCGGCGGTGTCCAAAGAACTCAAGCGCCCCTATTACAGCACCCTCAAGGCGTGGGATGTCTACCCCGACCTGTCCGCACAGACGTGGGATACCCAGGAAGGTCTGTTTGTCCGCAAGGCATACTCGCGCCAAGGGCTGCGAGCACTCGCCAAACGCAGCGACTTTCTGGGCGACGAAATCAATGAGTACCTGCGAGAGCACACCAGTGGCAACTACAAGGCACGCGGCTTCGAGGCGGAACTGAACAGTATCAAGCAAACCGACCAAACCATCGCCAGTACCGAAGTACGACAGTTTGAGGTTATCCGTTGGTATGGCTACATCTCGGCGCAGGAATTGGCCGACATCGGCGTGACTGTACCTAGCACAGCACTCAGCAAGGACATCCTGGCCGACATCTGGTTGTTGGGTGAGATCGTTATCAAGGCTGACACCGCCCCCTTTGGTGATAAGGTCTCCGATATGTTCCATGCCTTTATTCCTGAAGAGGATGAGGACGGCCCGCTGACCGGTTCGGCCAAGGTGGAGACCCTGCGTGACTCACAGATGAAAATCTGCGCCATCGACCGAGCCATCATGGACAACATGGCGGACAGTGCCAGCTCCATCAAGGAGGTCAACGACGACCTGCTGGATACCTCCCGCAACGTCGGCAAGATATCCGGCGGCATGACTATCCACCGTCACGGCGACGGCAACGAGGCCAACTATCCCGCCATCCGGATTTACGACATACCCAACCACACATCTGAGCTGTTAGCACTGCGCGATAACTTCGTGCGTGTGTTCGACACCGAGAGCCACCTTCAGTCGTGGACAATGGGTGATGCCCAGCCTTTAGGCGAGGCGTTCCGTACCAGCAACAATATGTCTATGATGCGTGCTGGCGGCGACATGGTGACGAAGGATGACGTACGCTCCTTCGACCGTTTTGTAAAGTCATTCATAGGTAGTCTGGTCAAGTGGAACATGGAGTTTAACGAGAAGGGCGACATTAAAGGTGACTTCCAAGTGATGCCCAAAGGCAACCTGTCACTGGTGGCCAAAGAGGTACGCGGTGCCGCCCTCGACCAACTGAACGGCACCCTCACCGACCGGGAACGCACTCAACTAGATGAGCGCGAGATGTTGCAGGATCGACTGCTATCCCGCGACCTGCCCTCTAAATACCTGCTGCCGAAGAAAGAGGCCGAAGCCAAGCTGGCACAGTACGACCAGAACCAGGCCCGCGCCGCTCAGGTACAGCAAGGCTTGGATGAGAGCAAGACCCAGCTCCAGCTCGCCGCCGCCCAGGAGAAAGCCGCCAAGGCAGAGGAGATTGCTCAGACCATCACCACCAAAGTACAGGACGGACTTTCCAAGATCGCCCTGAATCTCGCCAAAGCGAAAGGAGCTAAAGATGCCACAGCTCTACAATCGATCCAGCTACTTCTCGACCAGATCACACCTGAAGGAAAGGGAGAAGGAACTACTGCAAAACCTACGAGAAAAACTGCCGCCAAGTAATGTCGGCGAAGACCTGTTCGAGTACCTGGCAGTGCGCCTTGAGCTGGAGCGCACCAGACTCAGTAAAGAACTTGACGCAGGGACGCAGGGACGCATCAAGGAACTCAGTGAATTACTTGACATCTTTGCTCCTCAAAAAGTTAAAAGTGAGTAGATATTTAACTTGACAATGTGTTAAAAATGTAGTTACTTGGAAACCAATATTGAAAGGAGCTTTTAACGTGAGCCTAAAAGCCGTAGGAACCGACACTGAGGCGTTGGCGGATGATCTCTTTAGCGCAGGGTTTGATGAGGGACTGAGTAACGAAACTACTCAGCCAGAGGGTGATGCCAAGGCTGACCCTGACCCTGAACCAAAGACTGACCTCGAACCTGAACCAAAGGCTGACCTTGAACCTGAACCAAAGGCTGACCTTGAACCTGAACCAAAGGCTGACCCTCCAGTAGATATAAAGGCTCTAGTCGCCGAGGCAATAGCCGCTACGAAGGTAGAGCCAGCCAAGGAAGAACCTGCTGCCGCTATAGTGCAGACACCAGAAGAGATCGAGGCCGAAGCACAGTACCGCAAGGACTGGCCGGAGCACGCAGCGAGAGAAGACCGGCTGAAGAAAGAGCTGGAGGATGTCAAGACCCTGCTGACCACGACTGTAGCGGCACTCAAGGGCCAGATCGCACCAGTCATCGAGTCGGCCAACCTCTCAGCCGAGGAGAAGCACTACAATACGATCTACACCGCCCACGCCGACGCTGAAAAGATTTACCCGGATGTGGTCAAGTGGATCGAGACGCAACCGAAGTTTCTGCAACCACAGTATACGAAGGTACTGGCCGATGGCAGCGCCACCGAGATCGTGGAACTGTTCAGCACCTTCAAGACCGCGACCGGCACTCAGGCACCAGACCCGACAAAGGCTGCGGATGATGCGAAGAAGCAGGAGACTGCGGCACGCTTGAAGCGCATGGAAGTTACGGACACGGTACGCACGTCGGTAACGTCTGAAGATGACCCCGATGATTTTGATGCTGCCTTTGAGGCAGCAGCTAAACAAGTGAAGATTGCAGCATAAAATAGGGTTTAACCCCCGGTATCCTTAGGAACCGAAACTTTGCCGGATAACTACCGGCCAGGAGGTACACCATGAACGTGTACGGAGACATCACCCCGCGTACAGCGGGAAAGGCAATGCCGGGATTTTTGATGCGAGCACTACCGTATCTTGTCCTGGAGAAGTATCTGGACATGAAGCCCCTTCCCACCAACAGCACCAAAGTCGCCATCTTCCGGCGCTATGAGGCTCTGGAGAAGGCACTTACCCCGCTCGTCGAGGGCGTAACCCCTGTCGGCAAGAACATGAAATACACCGACGTTTCCTGCACCCTCCAGCAGTTCGGTGATTTCGTACAGCTCACCGACCAGATCACCGACTTCCACGAAGACCCTGTGCTTCAGGAGTACATCGGCATCACCGCCGAGCAGGCTGCCCAGACTCTGGAGACGCTGCGCTACAACATCCTCAAAGCTGGAACCAACGTGTTCTACGCCAACGGCGTTGCCGGTCGTACCGATGTGGTCGCCGCCATCTCGCTCAACGATCAGCGCAAAGTTACCCGCGCCTTCAAGCGGCAGAACGTGGGCTACATCACCCAGCAGACTTCTTCCACCCCCAACTACGGCACCACCTCCGTCCGGGCCAGCTACATCGGTCTGATCCACCCTGACTGCGAGAACGCTGTCCGTGCCCTGGCTGGCTTCAAGGATGCCGTCGATTACGGCTCCAAGGTGCCGGTTGACTCCTTCGAGATCGGTTCGGTCGAAGATGTACGTTACATCCGCTCCACCATCTTTGAGTCCTTCGCCGATGCCGGCGGGGCCAAAGGCTCGATGGTCTCCACCTCCGGTGTGTCCGCCGATGTGTACCCGATCCTCTACCTGGGTGCTCATGCCGCCGCCTCCGTACCGCTCAAGGGCAAAGGGGCCATCACCGCACCCATCGTCCGCAACCCTGGCAACATCAGCGACTCCGACAAGCTCGGTCAGCGTGGTCATGTAGGCTGGAAAGCGTACTTCGGCGCGGTCATCTTGAACCAATTGTTCATGGCTCGGCTTGAGAGTTGCGCTCCAGAACTGTAAAAACCTGCAATAATAAGGTTCTTTGAAAATTTAGGCTTGACAAGTTCTGCACCAACCCTGTATAACTACTCCAAAACAGTGGAGGTGAAACCACATGGCTAAGTTTAGAGGTGCAGAACTTGTCTGCCTGATTTGCGGTGCGAAGTTTAGAGTACCGCCATCCAGAGCAGATAAAGCAACTACGTGCTCCCACGAATGCTCAGTGAAATACCGAGCACAAGGCTTGATGCGTGAGAAAGTTGAGTTTCTGTGCTCTGTGTGTGGCATCACTTTCTTCGAGCATAAAAGCAGGGCTGGATGGCGTAGATTTTGCTCTAACAGGTGTAGAGAGAACTCAGCGCAGTATCAATTAGAGAAGAGCATAAGGAGTATAGGTGCTCTAAATGGTAATTGGCGTGGGGGCGAGACGCCCCATCCTGACGGGTACATATACGAATCAGTTTATGACCATCCTTTTGCTTCAGGCGGTAGAGTGCTCCAGCATCGTCTAGTAGCAGAACGTAACTTAGTAGCTACAAATCATAACTCGCCTTACCTAATTAGATTAGGGCATAATTTGTACCTTGACCCAGAACTTGTTGTTCACCACAAGAACGAAGATAAACAGGACAATCGTGTGGAGAACTTACAGATAATGACCAACAGTGACCACCAGCGGCTTCACAACCTATTGCGGAGAAAGTCCGCATAATCTAAACCATCCCGTCATGAAACGGGGCCTTTAAGGAGGCAATCATGGACCGTGCAATTAATTTAGGTGACATCAACACCGCCGCCCTGCGTAACTTGCTGGGCAATCGCTGCTTTACCAAGGGGCTTCTGGCGGCTGGCAGCAACACCGCCAAGCTGAAGACCACCACCAACACTGTCGAATACTGCATCGACGGCATCCTCTACGAGAAGGCCGCCACCGACGACCTGTTCGTATTTACCACCGTAACCCCTCAGGCAGACCTGACGACCTGTTTCTACGCCATGTGTCTGGATAAAAACGGCGCTTCGGTTGTGGTCAACGGTACACCCGTTCTGACCTCAAAGGTTGCTGCCGGTACAGACAGAGCCATGATCCCTGAGATCCCTGCTACGGCCTGCATGATCGGCGCAGTCAAGGTTGTTGCCTCCGGCGGAGCGTTCACCCCCGGCACATCTGCGGTGGCCACTGCCGGCAACTTCACCGTCACGTTTTATAACCTGTCCTGCACTCCGATTGCAGGCCACCCATAAGGGGGCTGGACATGGATCGATCTATTAATCTCGGAGATATGGAAAGCACCGCCCTGCGGTCGCTATTATCCATGAGAAGTTTCTCGAAGCCTGGTCTGGCGGTCAACGCGACCACCAACACCTATACCCTGACTATCGACTCGAAGCAGACCGATGATATCATCACAGTTTCGATAGTTACGGAGGCTGGTACAGTGACGGACGATTATACCGTACTTGCTGGTGATGCCGACGATGATGCCGTGGCAACCGCCCTGGAGCTGGTAATCGAAGCCTTGGTCGGGGTTGCGTCATCTGTTGCCGGTTCGGTCATCACCATCACCCCTGCCACTACGACCGAAGCCATCACTGTGACTGCCACTGTGACCAAGGCTGTCGGCGACCCAACCACTACCGCAACCGTCGCCCAGACCATCATCGGAGCCAAAGGGGTCAAGACCGCCAACACCTTCCTGTTCGGCATCGACGGCCACTGCGGCCAGCAGACAACCCAGACCAACGTGGCGTTGGGTGGGTCAACCCTCCCGGCTTCTTCTTTCCGTTGGTATCTGGCCTCCATCGGTACTACCGGCGTTGTCACCATGACCCCTGGCACCGACAACGAGAACATGCTGCCGGCCATCCCAGCCAATCAGGCACCCATCGGAGCGCTCAAGATCGCTACGGATGCTACGCACACCTTCACCCCCGGCACCACCGGCCTGAATGCGACCGGCATCACCGACACCTACTACGACTTGAGCTGCGTACCCAAGGCAGGCTACCCGGCGTAACCAGCACCTACCCAGCCCCGGCCCACTACTCACAAGGTAGTGGGCTTTTGGGGTATCTAAGGTTTTGAAAGTGAGGACAAAAATGTATATGTCTGAAATGCTCACAGTTGGCAAGGCAGCTAACGGCTTCATCGTTGAGGTCAGGGTTAAGTTCAAGAAAGAGGCCAAGAAAACTGCCAAGATGACCTCCTGCTGCTGCGGCCCTTCCGAATATGCAGGCTCCTGCGAGAAGCAGTACCTCGCCAAGAACACCAAGGAGGTCGCCGAACTGATCGAGGATCTCATGCCGCTGCTGTCGGAGGACTTCAAGGATGAGTCCGAGTTTGATAAAGCCTTTGAAGAAGCCACTAAAGATATGAAAGGGGGTGACTGATGGCGCGCAAAAAGATAATCGAGGAAGTGACAGAAAAGGTCACAACCCAAGAAGAGGAAGTGACAGAAGAGGTCACAACCCAAGAGGTAGTGACAGAAGAGGGCACAACTCAAGAAGAGGAAACGCCCCAACCCAAGAACCACCTCGTCACCCTCGACGGGCGTAAAGGTCAGAACCTCTCCGGCTCGATCAATGGGGTACTGTTCTCCCTGCCCTGCGGCATCGAGATCGAGGTATCCGAAGCAATGTATCAGGCTGTCAAAGCCCACATCATACACGAAAGGACTGCATAACAATGGAACCAACTCTTGATTTAGGTCTGGATGTCGCCGCAGAAAAAGTACCTTTTACCGCTAACAAGTTCTACAAGGGTAAGCCTGAGTACGCACCACCCTTCTACACCATCAACATCGCTCACGTAGAGCATCTGCCTGAGTTCGAGGTGATTGGCGTCAACGGTGAGGTGCTCCAGATCCGTCGCGGTGAGGACGTACCCAACATCCCGCAGGCATTCATCAACGTGCTTCAGAACGCTGTAGCCTCTCGCCAGGTAAAGCACGTCAACGCCGACGGGACAGAATACTTCACATGGCAGCCGTACCCAGCTATCCCCTACCAGAAGGTAGAGGGGCCATACCAAACCCGCAAGTAAGGAGCCGACCGTGACCAGAACCGAGCTGCTCGAAGAACTCAGAGACGTGGTGGACGACACCCGCTCCCCCTATGCCTGGTCAGACCTGCGCCTGATGGCGTGGCTGTCCGAAGGGCAGGACAAGTTCTGTGAGCAGACCGGCTTCTGGACGGACAAGAGCACCTACAGCATCGTCACGGTGCTGGGGCAGCAGGATTACGCCATCGACCCCCGTATTATCGCGGTGCGTTCTATCTGGGACGGTGCGCGGCAACTGATCGACGGCGTGGGCAAGACCTTCAGTGATGCAGATTTTGCCGATAACGCTCCACAGAGTCCGGTTCACTACCGCACTGATCTTGAGACAAGATACGTCACGCTCATCGAGCCGGTACTGGCAGGAGTGACGCTAAATCTCAGAGTGCATCGACGCAGCCTGGTAGCCTTGAACCACAAGGACGCCAACGGTGAGTACGACACCGAGCCAGCCATCCCAGAGGAGTTCCATCTGGGACTGGTGGAGTACGCCGCACACAAGGCGTTCGGCGACCACGACCGCGAGCTGCAAGATCCGGTCAAGGCTGGCGACCACCTCCAGAATTTCAAAGAGTATATCCGAGATGGCAAGACAGCCTATCGCCGCCTGACTGGAGAGTATACCGACGTAGTACCGAATACGCTGTATGTAGTTTAAATGGGTCAGAGAGGCGTATGGTTGATACCTGTAAGGCGTGAGAGGTTTAAATAATGGAAGCGATTTTATTCCGTAAATGTCTAGGGTTAAACGATGCTCGGGCGTTCGGAACGCAGACGCTTGTAACAAACCCTAAAGATAAAGAGGCAGGTAACACAGACCTGATCGAATGCCGCAATCTGACGACCACTTCTGACGGTTGTTTGGAGAAACTGCCCCCCTTGGTTACAGCCTTGGCTACCGGTGCTACTATTACCGACTTATCGGCAGATACTCGGCTAATGTTCAGCGACGGCACCAACGTCAAGGAGTGGACTACCGGCAGCACTATCGTAAACCGCTTCCCTGCTACAACTGGACCTATTACGCATACCCTACTTGATGTGCGCGTAGCTACTGCTACGAAGGTCTATAAGAGCATCAATCCTGCTACGACTATGACTGAAGCAGTGGTTGGGTCGTATACCGGCCCTGCGATATCTACCCCTTTCTCAGCTATGCCTGCCTTTGACCACGCATTTATCTACAACGCCAAGCTGTACGCGATCAATCACGCCGACCCTCGTTTCTTGCAATACTCGGAGAATTACGCCTACGACCTTTACGCTCTCGGAGACAACCACATAGGGTCGCAGTACGCTGTGCTGCAAGCTGGTGCTGTGGCTGGTACTCTAACCACCACACACAACGAGGGGGTAAGCGTTTATAGCGGAACCGGCCCTCACGACTTTGCCAAGAAATTCTACCCTTGCGCGGTTATCGACAATACGTTATTCAGCGGTTTCATCTCCAAGGTCTACGGCAATGCTCACATTTGGCTGTGTGACGACGGAGTATATACTGCTGTGGATGGAGGTATAGTTAGCCTCACAGTAGATAAGATTGATAAAGTAGGTGCGCTCAACAACACATGGTATTGCTCTACAGTTCAAAATGGTAAGTATCTGGCCTTCGGCGATCTTTGCGGGGTCGAGTATGACTTTAGGACAAAGACCTTTCTCAAGCGCGATACCTTCGGAATAACCAAGGTTTGCGTGTGGGGGGGTGAGACTTATTTTGCTGTAGGGCAGAATATATGCAAATCAGGGGCAGACATCGATACCACTGAAAATTTCACATGTGGTTTGACACTACCGTACTCTGACTTGTCAGCACCAGGGTTCAAGATTATGGACTCTCTTTATTTTACTGGGACAATGAGTGGAGAGATGCTCATCACTGTTACAGACCAGGAAGGCAAGTCATGGGTACGTGAGGTTATTGCTGAATTAGTCGGTGTCTCAAACTACCGCATCAAAACCCCACATGAAAAACTAGGCAACCACCTCTCAGTCAAGGTCGAGTGTACCTCAGGAGCATTTCGGCTTGAAGAACTGCGAGCTGTGTTCGCAGCATCCAAACGGACACGCTAGTGCTGATCCCTACACCCATACTGCGTGACGCTGATTACGAGAAAAATCTATATCATGCGCAGGCTATGGCTCAGATGCGCATCTTGAAGCAGCAGATGGCACTAGGACACCTAAGTAGTGGGTATAGGTTTGTCGAGATCGCACCCGGAGTAGTAGCTCGTTGCGAAATATGCTTTGATCGTGAGGTGGTGCAGATAGTTGTAACAACCACCACCACTTCAGGCAGTACTACATCGACTACGACAACATCGACCACCACCACTACTACAGCAGGGACAACTACTACGACTACCAGCGGCGGCACAACTACAACTACTATGGGGGGTACGACGACCACAACAACTGGAGGTACGACCACAACCACGGCAGATCCATATACATGGTTTAAGATGCACGAGGGTGAAATCTCACCACCTTTGGATGGTTATGGAGGGATTAACTGGAGCTTGACGGTAGGTAAAGATAATTGTAGCGCGACCTTCCCAGATAAGACTGACGCAGAGCTGGTCGCCTGCTACGCGAATTTCACCGGTCAACCGCTAACGTCTTGGGGGTATCACCCTGAGGTGCTGGAGGGTATGCCGTCAGGTGGGTCAATACCAGGTTTTTATGTGGTGGGGGATGTAACAGCAGCTTTTGCAGGCCGCATTGATGATTATATATACGTAGGGGGATCGTGGGTGCTCAATGCAGCATTCACCAGCGTACCAGGACATGAATATGTCGTGGATTTTGACTTTTCCGGGAAACATATTGATGCATATTATGTTATTGATGCGATTCATGCATACACCACTGCGGTACTGGGGAATGGGTCTGTATTGTTTCATGCTTTGCTACAGACACATACAGAGTGGTGGGGGGTCAGGGCGTGAAGATCGTAACTTGCATACAAGATAATATATATCTCACATGGCAGGCGGAGTTGCTAGCGTGGAATTTAAAGAGCCTTGGGTACGACTTACACATACTTGCTGGATATACCTGACGACCTAGCGCACGGCTTCGGCAGTTAGCCGACCACGCTAATGTAACACTACTCCGTGACGACCGGCTTGACAAGTCATACGCACCCAGCATTCAACCATATCTACTGAAGAAATGGGTGAGGAGCATAAATCCGAGAGGGCCAGTACTAATAACAGACGCAGATACATTCTACAGGTCTTTTGACTGTATACCTGAACCAGTCGGCGACGATGTTTTGGGGAGTTCTGTCAGGGACTACATAGGCCCTGCATATCTCGACCAGGTAGACGCCAACATACTCGGCCATTTATGCCGCATCGCTGATATCGATGAAGGATATGCACGGAGCAGAACTGCGATTATCGGCGCTCAGTATTTGATGGCGCACCTTTTCGACGAAGCGTTTTGGACGCGCATAGAACTAAAATGCATAGAGATGTATCAGTTCTTAAAAACCTACCCTTGTCGATACCACCACGTACAAGAGTGGACAGCAAGCATGTGGGCGATACTTTATGAACTGTACCGCCGAGAAAAAAGGGGGGAGTGTTGTGTGTTTGCTTGTAACCCACTCAGTTTTGCGTGGCCTACTGACGCAGCTCATGTCTGGCCTATGCGGAATATCTTACACATGGCAGGCGTGACTGAGACAATGCAACCCAAAGGGTACTTCTATAAAGGGGCATATACTACAAAACCACCTTTTGATGTTGACTTATCGTACGTAAAACCGGATAACTGCTCGTGGGTGTATGCCAAGGCAATCCAAGAATACTCAAAAGTTCGCACTATAAAGGAGAACTAATATGGCAGCAGGAGATGTTTACAATCTTGGGGTATCGGCGGTTGCTCAAAATGCGTATTTCAACATGCAGCCGGCAGCGGGAGTTGAGGTAGTAGTGCACAATATCAGCCACAGTACTGATGCCATTCTGGAGTTCTATGACGGCACGACAGCAGTAACAGTGGATACCGTCACCGGCGCAGGATCGTGGATGGGTATGTTCCTGCATTGCACCAACACCAAGTATTACCGCGTGAAGAATACCAACGCTGTCAGTAATAGTCTCTGCTGCGACGGCATGACCACGAAATAAGGAGGCGGTATGAGCATTAAACTTTTAAACTCCCTTGTACCGACACCCTTAGCGGGAGGAGGCGGGGAAGGTCCAACTGTGCTGGCCAAAGGTAGATTCTATGCTACCGGCGTGGACTCAGCGTCCTGTTATAACATCGAAAGTATATCCCAAGTAAGCACAGGTGATTTCTTGTTCACCTTCACAGAAGCGTTGCTCACCGACAAGTACGCGGTCTTTTTCGGCTTCGGTACTACGGAGTATCTTACAGGTGCTTGGATCACCAGGTCTACAGCAAATGTAGAGCTCACTGTCAGAGCAAGCGGAACATTATACGACCCATCATCGTATGTCGATTTTGTGGTAATAGGCTAGTCATGATGACCGCTGCTGGAAGATATGCTCATGGTAGTGTAGCCGAAGATGGTAGAACTGTAGCTAGGGGTTTGACCGAGCAGGGTATATATGCTGCCGGTGTGACCTACGATAGCACACACATGGAGCAGGTAGAGGTGGTGTACACATTCACCATGACACCAACCAACATAAGATTCGCTATGACTGAGGTGTGAGATGAGCATTATACTGAAAAAGGGTTTGGCATATTCTGCCACTTTCGCATCTACAGACTTTCCATCTTTGACCTCAGATTGGGTTGGTAATGTATCAATGTACTTAGTATATCCAGGTACAGCGGTTTACACAAAAGCGTTGGTGCGCACCTCAGATAAAATGACTTTGAGCATCCCTGTCGAAGATATAACCAACCGTACTACGGGAGTATACTATTTCGTGTCAACCATATCCAACCCTATCCTCGGAGTGACTATAACTTCGGTGGACTATGCTACGGTGACTGACGCAGCTGTTGTGGGTGGCGACTACTGCATCATCAGCACGACCATTGCCAAGATCGACGGTAGTGCGGCAGGTAGAGAAACGCGCACCATAGCCAGTACGGTTGGTGGTCTGGATACACAGCTTGGTTGGGCCGGTGTGACCGTCACAGCCAGCCACGCCATTGCTGACACCATATCAGGCATAATCATCGGCACTGAGTCCATCTCAACAACGACCAACGCCGCAGGATATGCACAACTATCGGTGATTAAAGGCACCACCGTAACCATTTCTTGCTCATCACTCAGCCAGTCCATAACCATAGATACCACGGGCCTTGATACCGTTGACCTCAGTGAGAGTTTCTAAAGGAGCCAGACCATGACCTTACCCGTACCTGATTTTACCATACCAGATCCAACGACAGACAACGCCCGCGCTCAAGCATGGTCGATGCTGACAGCAAAATATGCTGATGCCGGGGCTTGGGCGGTATGGGCAGCAGACCTGATGAACTCTCGCTTTACTGATATAGAAGCTACTTTGGGGTCTAATACTGTTGAGGCAGACATCGCCGCCCTCGCTGCTGAGATCGGGACAATCGTAGACTCACACCCAGGTACTATCGCAGGCACCGGAGCAGGTTTCTCAGATGCGTTACTTACAGCACTCAAAGGCAGACTTGAGACCGACATCGCCACATACAGTACAGGACTTGGTACAGCTGAAGCGGCCATGTTTTCCAGAGAGACAGCAAGGGTTACAGCGGAGCGTGCTATCGCCTATAATGAGGTAACGACGACTTTCAGTTCCCGAGGGTTTGATATGCCTCCCGGAGGCGTCGCTGCCAAGCAGACCGAGGCCAGTAACGAAAGTAGCAAACGTCTGACCGACTCCAGCGGCAAGATACTGGAGGAATCCGCACGTCTGGCAGTACAGTACAACCTCGGGATCATCAACGCCAGCGCGCAATTGATCGACGCCTTGGCGAAAATTTATGAAAGCGAAGAAACCCGCAAGTTTGAGGCGAGCAAGGCCACAGTCATGCTGGCAGTAGAAAATTACCGATCAACTCTCGGCCTGGTGACAGCTAAGGCAGACATTGTTCTCAAGAAAGGTGAGCTTGCTCTAGG